TTCAAAAGCTGCTGTTACTTTATTTTTAAAATCTTGATTTTTCTGATCAAGCCTTTCAAATTCTTTACCTAAAAAGCTGAAAGGTTTTGCTATTCTCAATCCAGCTTTTTCAACTGCTGTAGCGAAATCTGAAAAATTTAAAACTGTAATTTTTAGAATATCAATGACTTTCAATAAACCATCAAATATAGCTGTAGCAAATTTTTCTCCTATTGCTTCTGCTCCACCGCCTTCTTTGATAAATGATTTGAAAGTCTCGCTTATTTGATTCGTAAAACTTTGTAATACTGGTGTAAAAGCTACAAAGACATTATCTTTTAAATTATTAAGCTGAGTAGTTAGTATATTAAAGCTATCGTTAAATGCTTCTACACCTCTGACAGATTGTTCTGATAGAGAGATACCTAGTTCATTTAATCTTTCTGTAAGTTGCCTGACTCCTTCACTTCCAGAATTAATTACATTAAATAACTTAATACCTTCACGACCAAATAAATTTGCAAGGGCAGAATTTTTTTCTGCATTAGAACCTAATGCTTGTATACCATCAGCAACATCTAATAGAACTTCTTCAGTTCCTCTTAGATTGCCTTGTTGATCTCTAAGTTCTACTCCTAAATCTCTGAAGATATCTGCTTGAGTTTTTAGACCTCTTCCAGCTTCACCAATATTTCTACTGAATTTTTCAAGTGCTTTACTTGCTCCTTCTGTACTTGATCCAGATTCTTCGGCAGCTATTTGAAATGCTTGTAAAAAATTAACAGAAACACCTGTCCGATTTGCAGTCTTTCCTAAAGCATCTATAAATTGAAACGATCCTTTGAGTGCTAGAGTAATAGCTGTTGCAACAGTACCAAAAGCTAGACTGATTCCGCCTAGTGCTTTCATTGATGTTTTTGCTGCTTTACCTATACCAGCTAAACCAGCTTTTGCCTTGCTAAAAGTTTTTGAGAACTTATCAACAGTCCCGATAACAATGCTTAATTTTCCTAGTTTACCCATCTCTTTTTTCTAAATCGTTTCTTCGTTTAATGTAGGCATACCACATTGTTATTTCATCAATGGTCATAGCTTCAATCTCGCTGAGTGTTTTACCGAGTCTGTCAGCGAGTGCAAACTGTGCAAACAGGTCAGACTCGCTTGCTACTTTCCCTCTGCTTGATCTGGTGTCATTGCACCAAGTATCTTTCCAGCAACATCAGCAACAACACCTACATCTGCACGATTCATCAAAGTTTGTTTATCTGCTAATGAGAAAATCTTCTCACCATCTGCATCTAAAGCCTTAGTAATAATTGCATAAACCATCACTTCAAGATCGCTGTCGTTAGCCATTTTATATAGCTTCTTACTCTCCTGAAGTGTTAATGGTTTTGAATATATGACTAATGGTTCGCCTTCTGTTCCCCATTCTGCTACTTCAAAAGAAATAATTTCTTGTGCATCAAAATGAGCAACTACATTATCTATTGCACCCATCTATTAGTAAGTACCTATAGTCAATGCACCAGTTCCCTGAAAGCCTATTGTCATTTCGACTAAGCCATCGTGAGCAGCAGTTCTTGTTACTTCTGTAACAATAGCTGATCCAGACAATTTGAATGCTCCGCTTCCTGTTCCTTCAGGTGCTAGATTTAATGTAAATGATGAACCAATAGTCAATGAAACTTGACCGCTTGTATCAGTATCATCAAAAAATAAATCTACTGAGCCTGAAAATTCAGTCAAAGTTGATTCAAAAGTTTTTGCTGAATCGCCCATAGCTGTAGATTCTGTAGTTTCACCTGATTGAGTTATTGAGTAACTCCTTACTTCAGCTAAACTATTAGAACCAGTTTGAACAACACCAGCTTTTCCAGTAAATACCGCCATTATTTATCCTCTGTTTTAGATTTTTTGCTTACAGACTCTCCTTCGAGTGTCCACCCATTTGCTTTTAGATTCTCCACTTCGCTATCAAAAACAGTAATTTTTGACTTACCATCTGGAGAAATCATCACATTCTTATCCATATTGCTTACCTCATAAAGCTGAATCAGGAGCAGCTTCAGTAGTCAAATAAGAAATGTTAAATGTCATTTCCATGACTGCCAAAGGCTGATCTCCTTCACCATTATAGTTGATTTCAGTTGATTCTAAAAAAGTATCTCTAGCTAAACTGTTATGTGTTACATCTGCTGCCATTGCAGCTTCTACTTCTTTAGCAATAGTGTCTATTGTATCGTCAAAGTTGCTGATTGCTTTCACATACGCTTCCACAACTAATGATAAATTTCTTTGTAAAGTTCTTGTTGAACCCATCTCTAATAATTCACCAGCTTCAGACTTTGTGTAAATAATAATCGCTGGTAGATTGCTTTCTTCTAAATTGAAAACTCTGGATTGAAAAACATTTGATCCAGTAGTAGAAAGACCAGTCAAAGTTGTACCAACTCTTTCTCTTATTTGTTGTCTTATATGATTTGCCATTATTGTTGCTCTAAGACTAAAGCAGTTATACCAGTTGCATCAGGTTGAACACCAACTACTTCGTAGGTAACAGCACCTTTAAATTGTGTGCCTGATTTTGTTGTTTGTGCTGCAAAAGCTAATGTATCACCATGACCAGCACTAGATACATCGGAAGTTTTGCAATAAGCAATCGGCTGAGAACCTTCAACATCTACTGATAAACCACCCATTGCTAAAAATTCATCTTCTAAGATTACCTTTATTGTTGCTGGTGATCCACCTGATACAGTATAAGTAGCAGATATTCCATGACCAAAATCTGAATCAAAGTAACCATCTAAATCAGCATCAAATTCTAAAGCCATTATTTAGATTTTCTTTTTGTGACTTTAGGTTTTTCAGAAGTTTCTAAACCAACACTTCTATCTTTTTTTTCTGATTTGGATTCACCGCCTTTAACAGCTTTACCATAACTTTCTAAAACTTTTCCTTCATCTTCAGAAAGTTCAACTACATCACCAGCAGAAACTTTTTTTCCACTTGCAACAGTATCTTTCAAAATTGTGTATTTCATAATTTTCACCTTTTTAGCGAAGGGTGGCGATATGCCACCCTTCATTGTATCTAGTACCAATCTAGTTATTAACTAGCTGCACAGAATGAAACAGCGTGTCTAACTGCAACATCTACTGATTGCAATGCAACAACTCTTACTGTTCCAGCAGTAGCACCAGTTGAAGTGTCTACTACTATATCAAGACCACCAAAGAACCCAATGAGTAAGTCATTGAAGTTACCAAATACATAGTTGTTAGCTGTCAATTGAGCAGATACAACTACTGGATAACCATTAACTTCGTTATCAACAGCTACAAATTGAGCAGTATTGGTTGCTTTCTCTGTAGTTTTCAAAGTTCCATAGTTAGATGGATGTATGATATAAGCTAAGTCACCCATCAAAGCATTATCAACAGCAACAGCAGTTTCAATAGAAACCATTTCAGCAAAAGTTGGTGCAGCAGCACTACTTAAAGAAACAGTATTAATACCACTAGTGTTAGTAATACCTGTAGGATTTCCGCTTGATCCAGAACCTTCAAGAGCAGCATTATCAATAGCAGTTGCCATAGATTGTGCTAAATCATCTCTAATCAAGTTTTCAACATCTAATGAAGATTGAATCATTAGTTGTCTTGTTACATCTGTAAATGCACCTAAAGTTTTAGGTGTCATAGTTACAGAACCGATAACCATTTCTGATTCACCAGCAGCACCACCTTCACTTGAAATGAATTGTGCAGTTGAAGCAGAAGTCTTTTTAGGGATTTTTACATCGCCTGAAAGACCATTTAGGTTAGTAGCCAAAGGCATAACAGATGATGCATTTCTTAGTGCATCAATAAAGTCTGCTGGTCTAAAATCTTGACCAATCAAACCCGCATCATCAGAAGCGTTTAAATCTCTAGTTTTCCAGTTACTTAAAACTTCTGGTGGAAGCATAATACCTTGTGCAGTTCTGCCATAGTGTTTAGCAGCTTCTTCAGAACAAGCAAATTCAAATTCTGCTGCTCTTTGTGCTTGTTTGTCAGTTGGATTAGCTAAAGCATTTATAGCTTTTAATACTGAGAACTGACGAACTTCTTTTTTAGACATACCGATGTCACCAGTTTCTAAAGGCTTGTCGTTAGAAATATTGTCTAACAATACACCTCTAAATTCTTCGACTGATATGCCATCTTGAATAGCCTTGTCAGCTAGATCACGCCTGTTGTGTTTTGCAGCAAGATCAAGAATTTCTTTTGAATTTCTTTGAAATTGTTCTCTGGCTTCAGCAACAGATTTTTCTCTAACTTCATCAAGGTTTATTTCATTTTTGACTTCTTCTGTCATTGTTTTTACCTCTATATTAGAAAGTTTGTTTTTAGAACGACCAATACCAACTGCTTTTGATTGATCTGCCGGCACGCTAACTACCGATACCTCGAGCGGAGTATGATTTC